TTGCGCACGACGACAACGGGCGGCGGAGAAGGAGGGGGGGGCGGTGTCGATTGATCGGGAGCGAGGGCCGCGATTAGAAGGAGCACTTAGTACTCATAGGCCGTAACCATGAACCGGACACCACCACCGAGGGTGAGCACGCCGGTAGGACCGTAGCCCGCCATGCTGAATCCGATGCCTGCTGCGGCGGGGATTTCCATTCCCTCGGGAAAATCACCCGTCTCGGTGGTGACACCGCCCGTCATCGCGACCGTCGTCGCGCCCGAACCAGACCCCGCCTCAAACGAGAACACCAGGGGCGACGTCAACACCGCAACGCCCGCAGTATTCGCGCGCACCCGCACGACAGCATAGCCAACCGTAGCAAGCGACTGATACATGATCTTCCACGAAAGCAGACGCAGCATCTTGCCAGCCGGCACAACCACGGGCGTAGTCGTGCCTGCAACAGCGGCGTTTGAATACCACTGCACGACCGACACGAGCGCTTCAGTGACCGGCGCGGCCGTGATCGCATCCAACATGAAGATGCGAGAGTTGCGGCCAGCATCATGCAACTGCTGTATCGGCACACCGTTGGCGCCCTGAGTACCCTTTGCCGTCGCGGCCGCAGTTGCAATATCCATCGTGCCCAACTTGTTCGCTCCGACAGGGAGTGCGTTCGTGATCGCAGTAACAGCGGCAACCGTTGTGACGCCAGCAAGCGTGTCTGCGGGCTTGAGTCTCGTCGAGAGTGCAACATCCAAGTTAGCCGCGCTAACCACGCCAACCAGACGGGCAGCCCTGTCAGTAACGTCCGGTGTATCCGTGGCGAGTGACACCGGCTGCGTGGCTTGAAAGAACGTACCCGAGACAGGTTGCGTAGCCGGGAAGTTCTGCACATGGACGTTCAGGTCCACGCTGTCGATAACCACGACCGTTCCCGAAACGGGGAGTGGCGATGCGCGCATCGTCGTGTCGGTCGCCGGACCCGTGACGGCAATCGCGGCACTCGAATCTACAATGACGTGCTGCTGATCGGCCGGCTTCGTGCGTGTCAGAAGCGTTGCTTCGGTCGAAGCTCCCGTTGGCAACGGGATAGCCGGCAACGATGAAACGGCGACCGTACCACTGACGGGTTGAGTAACGGCGCTCCCGTCAACCTTGAGTCCGTTGGCCGTCTCAGCCAGTACGACAGGCGTAGCCGCACCGAACGTACCCGTCAACAGCTTCACGAGTTGCGTGTGCGACCCATCGGCTAGTTTGTCGGCTGCAATAACGGTCGCAGGCGCGAGCGAAGACGCCGGTGTCGCTTGGGTAGTAAGATTGTCGATCGCCATTAGGCTGCCAACTCCAACAGGAACACGTCGAGCGGACGAGCACCCTTCGACGAGTTACACGGACCACAAACAGCAGCGATGTTCGTAACGTCGTGCGCGCCGCCGAGGATTAACGGGACTATATGGTCCATCGTGAGCTTCGCGGGCTCGTGACAATAAGTGCAGTGACCATCGGCCGCGGCAAGAATTGCTAGCCACTCGGCGGTGGTTACACCACGACCGGGAGCGGCAAGTTTGCGGTGACAACGGGCAGTATTTTGTGCGGCCTTTCTCGCAGGATTCTTGCGTACCCACCCGGCGACGTTTGCAGCAGCCTTCTCGGGATTGAGACGACGCCATTCCGCATTATCCGCAGATAGTTGCTCCCTGTGCGCGACACGCCATCCGCGTCGGTACTCCGCCCTACACGGCTTGCACCAAGCGTCTAATCCATTACGCCCCGCCGCACGCTTGCCGAACTCGGTCAACAACTTCACATCACCACATTTCGTACAGGTCTTAGTCAACTCTTCGTCACCGCAGTGGCGGCGGCCGCCGGCCTAGAGGGTGGTTCCAGTTTCGGGACATTGGTTGCATTGGCTTGTGCCCCGGCCAGTTGTACCTGTGCTGCTGCCGACTGGATTCCTTGCGCCATAACTGCCTGTCGATGTTCGGCTAGGTGCATCAAGATCATCTGTCGGACGGGCCACGGTTGCGAGTCGTCGAGCGAAATTTCGCTGTGGATGTCGATGTGGATGGCGTGATCGTCGTCCTGATTGAGCAGGAAGGGCGAGCCGTCTTCGGGATGAATGAACGTCGGAAACCCGTTCAGCATGATTTCCTTGACGTCGCCCTTCTGGAAAGCAAGGTTCTCCGTTCGCGCACGCGAGTAGTGGCGAGTGGCCGTATCGAACGCCGCGTCAAGCCCTCTGCCGAGGTCCATCATCTTGAGTCCTTCACGCGGGGGCAGCACTCCCAACTGCATGAGCTCTTTGACTTCGGCGCGCATCGCGGCTTCCGATTGCGGACGGAAGTTCTCGAGATCGAGAATGATCGCGTCGGGGTCGGGCAGTTTCTCACCACTGACCGATTCGACCATGTAATCGAGATCGGGCCGATCGACAGGAATCCAACGCGTCTCGTCGGTCGAGTAGTTCCGTTTGGCGATCGTCAACTGGTGACGCGCCCAGATGAGATGCGTGCGCTTGAGCGCATGGACCGAACCCTGTAGACTGCCGGCCTCGCTCTCGAGCAGATGTTCGATCGCTACACCCGAATCGAGTCCAGGCGGGATCTGGCCGCGCGTGACTTCGTGATAGGCACCGACATCGAACAGTGCCGTCTTCGCCTCTTCGATCAGTTTCCACCGATCCTGACTGACAGCGCCGGGCGGGATGCGTTGGAAGACATCACTAATCGACCGATTGGCGGCACTCGTGCGAAGCGGGATCTGAATGACGCGGTTCGACGCGCTCGTGATCTGGTCGGGTACGCCGGGGATAGCCCACGAGACGTACCGACCGATACCGTCGGCATCCGATTGCGCGACAATCGCCGACCACTGACGGTTCAACACGTTCTGTGGCGAGATCATCGTATTGACCGACGGCCGACCGTACGGCGTGAACGTACCGGGCGTATCGAATAACGGCGCGTACGGGAAGATCGAGTCGGGGTACGGGCCGTCGTAGGCATTGACGCCACCGACGTTTGTCAGAAGTCGGCCTTCCTTGAAGAGATCGCTCGGCGCTTCCCAGTACTCGCGGATCACGGCCATCTCGCTCACGAGTCCACCGCTCGACTGTTTGCCAACGAACGGATTGGCCGACGTCGAGGTTCCGCCGCGGATCGTGCCCTGCGCTATCCGCTCGTATGTAAGTGCCGTCTCGTTCGACTCCATTGGTCGGATCTGATCGGCGAACGAGGGGAACAGTTCCTTGGCGGTCGAGATCGGCACGACTTCGGAATCAATTAGCCAGCGGAAGCCCTCGGAAATAGTCCAGCCCTGCGCTTCGGGATTGAGACGCAGATTGAAGACGGTACGAACGGCCGTATCGGTATCGCCCGGCCGGATCTTGGCAGCCAGGTCTTGTGTCGCGACGGGATTACCGTTGACATCGACGAACTGCTGCACCATTGGCTGTTGCTGCGGCTCGCCCGTCTCCTGATCGGGCACTTCGCCCTGCTCTTGTTCGGGGGCCTGCGAGGGGGCCGGAAAGAACTTCGTAGCCGGTGTGGCACGACCGATGTTCTTGTTCCAGAAACTCTTGAGCGCCATGACACCCGAACAGAACGCGATCAGGAGCGAGCGTTCGATCTTGAACGCCATGTCCGACCGGCGCCACGTCGCATTCAAAAAGTCGACGGCGACCTTGCCCCGATCTTTCTCTTCGTACGAGTTCGTTTCGGGAATGACGCGCCACGTAAGCGAGCTCGAAGTGAGACGCGCGATACGGGCGTGCAGAATGGGTTCGATGTAATTGAGCGTCGACCGCGGCTCGCCGGCCGGGTTGGGCAGGTCTTTCCACGTCCGCTCGCTCTTATGCCAGTCGATCCATTGCCGACCGGCGTAGTAGAGGAGGTTGTGCGTGGCCTGACGGTAGCGTGCCAACGCATCCGATTCGCCCGACGTATGTAACTTCTGGACGTAGTCGACCTTAGTCTTTCCGTCGGCGTTCGGTGCCGGATAGTCGACGCCGCGCGTCTTCTTGAGAAGGGCCGCGAGTGCGACAGCGGCTACTTGGGGATCGACTGCTTGGTCTTGTGGGGGTGCCGGAGTGTTACTGGCTAGTTCCAGTTAGTTTCCTATGGCCCGGATATAGGCAGCGATCCCGGTAGCGGACGCACGCATCGTAAAGGCGCTCGCGGTAAACCCGTTCGTAGTGAAGGTCGCTGCTGCACCTGAGCAAGTGCCGTGAACCATGAAACAGGCATTCGGAAATGCGAGAGGAAACGTGAACGTCTGATCGGTGTTGACCGTGACATTGTAGATCACAAGCAACCACTGTTCGATTAGTCCGTCGGGACGGATTGTCCAGCCACTACCAGCAGCAAGAACAGAATGTCTCGCGTAGAAGATGGAGGCTGCGCCCGTTCCAGCGGCCTGATCTGGAAGTGTAATAACCTCGTTATCGACGAACTTTGTGTTCAGGTAGGTCGCACCCGAGACCGCTACGACGGGATAGATATTGGCGGGAGCGGCTACACCACGAGGTGAGCTGAAGATGTTCTTTGTGACGAGTATGTCCGTGAACTTGGCAGCCCAAGCCCCCACCGCTCCGTCGAAGAGAACCTGACCCGCATTGAAAGCGTTTGTGACTGGCTCGCCGAAGATGTTGTTAGCGATAAGCCCGTTTTTTATCTCGGTGGTCGAGTTCAAAAGGTCGATAGCGTTGGAATAACCCGTGAAGAAGTTGTTCGTGATAGCAAAATCCTGAGCCCCCACAAGTTGAACACCCACCTTGGTGTCGGTGATTGCCTTGAAGGTGTTCCCGTAAATCTTCACGCCCTGCTGTATTCCCGCCCCACCGATTCCCGTCCCATTGTCGCGATCGCAGTAGATCGCTCCCTGTGCCACGCCCTGAGCACCGTCCGTGAAGAGATTGTCGGCAATGACCAACCCGACGCTCAGATCATTAGGAACAACGCTACCCGTGCAGGTCGTGAAGGAATTACCCTTGACCTGGTTGTTGTAGGAGGTCACGCCGCCCTGAACACCGACGTAGACGCCGGGGAAGAGATTCGTAAACTTGTTGTTTGAGACTCGGCTGTTCGAGCAATGGAGTTCAATACCGCCGCAGTTAGTTACCGGAGCGTTGTCGTTTGAGAACGTGCAGTCCTCAACGATGTGATCTGCGCCATTGAGGTAGAAGAAGGAGCAGTCGATAGCGCCTGTGTTGCCCGGCACGTTCTGCGAACCGTTGATGACGGTAACACGACGGATCGTATGTGGATTCGGGGTAATGCTTCCCCCGGTGTCCCCGACGATTATCATGTTTCGTCCCGGCGCGTTCTTTACGTACAGGTCTTCGATAACGACCCGCGAACCGTAACTTCTCACAATGTTGTAGGAGATAAAACCAGGGTTGACTGTCGAGACATAGCCATCGCTATCGAAGGTGAAGCCCCTGATCGTCTGCCCCGAGGTTCCAGTTCGTGTCCCGATCCAACTGACGCGAGTGCCAGCGGGGAGAGTGGCTTGTAGCCCCGACCACAAAACGAGCGTTGCCGAGTCGCCAACGAACGCAACATTCGACGGCAGGGCGACCGCAACGTACTCATCGGTCGAAAGAAGCGTCGGGTCGTAGGTTTTGAAAAGGTACGACCCCTCGGGAACTTCGAGGGTACCCCCGCCGACCGCTCCGAGGTATGCCGCTGCCGCGCGGAATGCCGGACCCGCGTCACCCACGCGATCGTTGATGGCAACGCCGTTAGAGAACTTCATCACGCTAACGTAACTGGGGCTTGCTCCGGCAAACGTCTCGGCCAGAGCAGCCGACAGAGTCGCGCTTTCGGGGAATGTTGGCGAGAACCCATACGCGGCTCTCGCCTCTTCGAGCGCACGAGAATAGGCTATTTCTTCGATGTACCGCTGATTCGGATTCGACCAGTCGTACTTAATGTCGTTCCCTGTCGTGGACGATCTGCGTCAACCTATCGACGAATCGGTGCAGCGACGGCGGCGGCTGTGCCATTGGCGTGCGGCACGCATCACACCTATGGTCGGTGTGATCGAGGAGTACGACACTGTGCGGCGTATGAGAACAGGCTATCCCTGTAATCACCCCTGCGACTGCCAACCGGGATACGTGCTCGCGTCGGCTCGACCGGGATACGTACTCGCGCCGAGTCGATCACGTTCGGTGGCGTTACCCTGTGCCTGGGTAGCGTAAATGGACGACGGTGCAGAGGTCGGACGGGTCGATACCCGACGCTCGACACCGCTCCGACGTTCGTCCTGACCAGCGGGGAGTGCGGCCGGCGCCTGCCGACGTTGCGCGATCCGATGCTCGGCCTGTGCGGCCGGTGCATCGGCCTGCCTGATGCGCCGTTCGCCCTGGCTACGCCGATCGGGTGTTGCGTTGTACGGTTCGGTACTCACGCGCCGCTGTGCCTTGCGATGATCGACGCCGTCCCACGCCACGGCACCCGTGACCTTGATTTCGGCCTTACCTTTCGTGCCCTCGCTCGTGGCCGCGATATCGGCATTACCGGCACCGACGCCCGTGACTTCGCCCGAAGACGAAACCTTGGCAGCGAGCTCGTTGCTCGAGGACCACCAGAAACCGCGACCCAAGAGGACCTGACCGTCGGGTCCGTACGCTGTGGCCGTAGCCTGTATTTTCTTGCCGGCGCCGACGGGATTGGATGCGAACGCAACGGTCACGCTCGCGACGTTAACGGGCCGCGGGATCAGCGAGTCCTCGAAAGTGATCGATAATTTCTTCGCTTCGCCTGCTACGGCCGGCTGATTGTCGGCTTGGAATTTGTAACTACCCATCGTTAATGCCTCTCCGTTGTCGTTTCACGTTGATAGGGGATGCCGGCGTCGAACCGGCCGCCCCCTGCTCCCAAGGCAGGTGTCGCACCCCGCGACTAATCCCCTTCATGGGTAGAGCCGGGCACGGGACTCGAACCCGTGATTTCGAGGTTATGAGCCTCGCGAGATGCCGCTTCTCTAGCCCGGTTATTATGATTCAAGATGACGTCTCGTGATCTCGGCCGGTGACAGTCCTTCGTCGAGCATACCGCGGAACTGACGGCGCAATACTTCCTGGGTGTCGGCACTTTCCCAGTCGCTCACGAGGTGTTCGAGCTCGCTCGGCAGTGCTACGATAGGATCGGGCTCTTCGGTACGCGGGGGGATCAGGGCGCTAGGTTCGCGCGATACGGCAAACAGCCGATCGTTGGCCTGCTGAAGCTCGACGCGGAGCCAATCGATCGAAGCGTCAGCCGCCGAGTGCCC